CTGCAGATGTACTACACCATGCTCAAAACTGCTAAAGTCGCGTTTGACTCTGACAAGGGTAAGTTGTTTGGCAAAGAGGGTTCGCCCGAACGTCAGGCTGCGTGGAAACAACTCATCGGCCTGCATGGTACGGCGTTATTCTTCGCAGGTGTGCAAGGTGTGCCACTATATGGCGCGGTGCAGTTGCTTGTAGACGCACTCTACCTAGACGACGAAGGGGACGACTTCGATACTATCGTGCGTAAGTACATAGGAGAGGGTTGGTATAAAGGCGCTATCACACAGTTCGCAGGTATCGACGTTGCCAGCCGTGTGGCACTTACGGGCCTACTCCTACAGGAAAATCGCTACAACAACGACCCGTCACTCGAAGAAAATATCGGGCATTACTTGGGCGGTCCCGCCCTCAGCGTAGGTAAACGTCTAGTTCGGGGTGTGAGTGACCTACGGGAGGGTGAAACACAACGCGGTATCGAGAACCTGATGCCTGTCGCTATCGCCAACATGTATAAGGGTACGTTCGGGCGGTACGCGGATCAGGGCGGTGCCTTCACACGTCGAAGTGACCCGATCTACGACGACATGACCGGAGGAGAGATGGCCGCGCAGGTGTTAGGTTTCCCACCTACAGAGTACACCTTCCGCCAAGAGCAGAACATGATAAGCAAGGGCATCGACATTGCTGTGGGCAAGAAGCGTTCTGGACTGCACAAGAAATACTATATTGCGATGCGTATGGGTGACTTCAGTGCTGCAGACGAGGTATTCGATCAGATGATTAAGTTCAGCGACAGGCACCCCGAGGCAGCTATCACACCGAAATCAATCGAGCGGTCTATGAGTCAACACGCCAAAACATCCTTGGAGATGTACAACGGTGTGACCCTTAGCCCGATGTATCGCCGTACCCTCGAACAGATGCGCACCGAGTACGACCAATAAAAAAACCCCCGCTTTTTACGGCGGGGGAGTAGGAGAGGAGAACGACATAAGGGAGGTTATACCGTCTGTGTGCTACGTTATCACACGGTACGCCAAATGCGAACCCCAAACATGTCGTTCTCCACTCGCACACGTATTTCGAATGTCCAGCCCTTGATACCCGCAACTTTATTGACTTGCGTCTTAGCCTTGTCGGTGTCGACACAGGGGATAAACACCGACGCTCCTACTACCATCTTATCCCAGCCTACGATTACCTTGATCTTGTCGGGGTTAAGATCATCAGTCTTCATCGGTTTCTGATACATCCTCATCGAGTCCTTCTAGTTTCACTGCGAGCGTCCATGCGGATGGTAGGTGGAAGTTAGTGCCCTTACACAGGCGCTTCTTAATTTTCTTAGCCCCCATCTGATCTATCAACCCCTCCAGAGTGCTGGTAAAATCAATGTGTTGCTCCCCAAGCCACTTCTTGAACGGCTTTACTACGATGTAGAGCATGGATGTGTCAGGTTCGTACCGAGCCACAATCGCATTTCTGGGGGACTGTTCTGGGATAACAATCGGTGCTACCCCGTCTGCCGACGCTGCCGTAGCAGTGCTCTTGATCTTTAGGACGTTACTCCAGTTCTCAGCCATGTAGTCAGTGATGAGCGTTTGTACCGTGGCGGTGCTGTCATCCACAAAAGACTTCACACGGGTGAGCGTAGCTACGATCCAATCAAACAGCTTCTTTAGGTCGTAGTTGATGATACCCATACGCTTGGCGACATACGCACCTGTAAGGATCGCGGCACATCCACCGGCCCAGAAACGGTTCACACTGGTCAACCCTGCACGTTTCTCGAGGTTCGCTTTAATGGTGTCGAACTTGGCATGTATAGCATCGCGGTTGTTGATAACGTACTGCACGTATTCTTCCGCGAAGTGACCGTAGTTCAGCTGCACGTCTTTGAACTGTGCTGCGCCTACAGTTGGGTCCACATGGACGCGTGGCATGTCATCCACCCGTAACTCGAGCAGTCGCTGCATCTCAGCTTTGACATCACCCTTGGCCATAGCCATCTGTGCATACATGCTCACGTTACCTGTCGAGAACGCCAATAGACGCCAAGGCATACCACGAACACGTTCTAGGTTGCCCCCACCTGTCATACGGTTCTTCTGCTTGCCTTCAGATAGTTGGTAGGCGTAGTCGGACACCACCGCCCCGCGCATGTTGGTCATCTCGTCCGTGTTGAGTAGCATATTGTGCATCAGTTCTGCGCGGTTCCAACGAGCGTTCTCGGTGTCTTTCTTCATGCTGGTCGTACCTGCAGGGTCACCCCAAACCGAAGACGCCGCAAACATAGCTGTAGTCTTACCACCACCTGTATGCCCAAACAGGTGCACACCTAAACTATAGAGACCTGTGAACGGCATTAAGATTGTACCGAAACCACCACACACAACGAACTGGTGCATCTCCATGTCATCTCGGTTGTAGAAGTCTAGTATCTCTTGGCTACGCTCTCGCGAACCCTTCACAACAAACGACTTGGATGACTGTATCGTCTTGGCGGATGGTGGGTTATACTCCACGTCCGTGGCCGTAATCAGACGGTCACCTAGCACAAACTCTTTCATCTCAGTGTCGTCAGTCCAACCGAACTGCTGGTGTGCAGTGCTGGCACTTGTGGTCTGCTGTAATTCGTTGATCCATGCGGTTGTGTATTTCATTAGCCTGTCCAAATCTGCGCCAAGCGCGGTTATACCTTGTGCGGCCATGTTCTTACGGAAATCTTCTTTCGAGGTGATTGAAGTAAGCGGCACGGTAAACTCACGCACCCCGTCTCTTGGCAAGTGAAGTGCAAAGGCGACCACTTCACCCAGCTCCACATCATGTAGCCTGCGTGTAACGTAGAAGTCGTAGTGGTACACACACTGCTCATCAGGATTACCGTCTTCATCCTTGATGCGTATATACACGCCGCCGTTCTGGCCACGGAAGTACGGGTTAGGAAACTTCGGTATCTCGTAGGTCTTCACGCCCGTAGGTGCAGCCGCTTCCACCACATTGTCTTCGGGTGCAGCCTCGGCCACTTCCTTGGTCAACATTGCAGGGGTAGATATTTTACCCTTGTTCGGACAGTCTGCGCACCCCTCGGGGTTATGGACCTCGAACGTATTGCAGAAGTGTGGTCCGCCCGTATCCTGCATCTTACGTAGGGTGGCGCTAATGTTGTAGTCTTCGTGCTTGTGAGACATCAGGTGCGCAGCCTTGTCCCCATCTTCGCACACGTTAGCAATCGACAAACCAGAGCGCCACAGATCATGCGCCACTGTCTCTTGGTTCTCGATGATATGTTTTATCTGGTTACAACCCGTACCGTTTTGCGTACGTAATAGGAGGCGTTTGAAACTCCCACGTTGGTTCTGCTGCATCGCGTCGCGGAAGGCGCTGGTCGCGTCGGAGGGCTTGTATTTGTGTGGAACTGGTATCGGGTCGTTACCGAGCAGCTCAGAGAACTCATCGAAGTCCACAACCTGCGGTGCCTCTAGCCCAAAGAACGTAACAGGTAACGGGGGATCGCTCTTGTGGTTATGTGTGTTGGGTACACGTAGGATACGGGACACGTCCGCAGTGACAGACGGGTCTGCCTCGAAACCATCGGTAGCACATAAGTTCTTTAGACGCTCGGCCACAGGCCACCAATCGTCTCGGCATACAGCCTCAGACAAAATCCAGTACACGTGCACACCACGTCCTGAGTTTACAAGCGTAGGTTTCGGTAGGTTATGGCGCTTACAGAACGCCCGTAGTTCCGAGACCGCTGCCTTCTGGTTGGGGAACTCTTTGCTAGGTCCGCAGTCCAAATCCAGAAAAAAAGACTTGAGGTGAGCTACGTTGTCAGCCTTGCGGTTACCTGCTTCCTCGAGCACACCCAGTGCGAAGTAAGCGTCATACCCGTTGGCATTGAAGTCGTTTGCAGCGTCTATTACCTCGTTGACTGAGGTGTAAAATTTCTGCTTGCGGTTGCCTTCCTTGGCGGCGAACACACAGTAGTTCCCTTCGGAACCTAATACTAAATCTAAAAATCTTTTCGTTTCCATATGCACCACTCGCTCTAGTCAGGTTAATCACGGCCACCGGAGCAGCCGTGATATTTTGTTATTTAGTCGTCCCAAGCATCGAGGACAGAATCTAGGTCGGCGTTAGAAGACGGCGCTGGCGCTGCTTTACTTGCAGTTCTTTTCACCGGTGCTGCTTCTTCCTCGAACCCATCATCCTCGGATACGTCTGCCAATACGTTGTTGCTCTTTGCTGGCGCGGTTTTCGATCCTGCGAAAGGGTTAGCATCACCCCCTGCAACAAACCCACCCTCGATAGCACCAAACGGATTACGTGCTTCCATTGGAACGTACTTGATAACCTGTATAGCTTTCAAGCGTAGTGACACACTTTGCTTTCCGCCGAAGTCATAAGGGATCATCTGCACGGCAACATTGACAGTGCTACCTGTAGTCAACTGGAAGTCATCGGGGAGGGGTGTGCCCTGTGAGTCCACCTGCAGTGGCTTGGCGGTAACCTCACCTTTGTAGGCACCTTTTAAGTTAGCCTTGTGGGTGTACGTACCGTTGTCGTCTTTCACGAACGGGTTGGCCAACTTCTCTACCCACTTAGGTTCTTTGTTGGCGTCGTACGCTGTCTTCATCTGCAGGAACAGACCCTTAGCCGTCTCGCTGCCCATGCGGAACTGGATGGAGAACTCAGCGTTTTGCTCCCGTGGATCACACGGCATACTACGTTTCTTGTTCTGATCGAACGCATATGTACGGTCCACTTTGGGCCAGAGTGCTTCTACGTTCTCGATGATATATGTTTCAGCCATTTTGTCGTTCTCCTATGTTATACGTCTTGGTCAGCGTCGAAGTTCATCTCGAGCTGGCGGTCGTCTTTTACCTCGTCTACGGAGGTTTCATCCACGTCCAGCATTGCCTTTGTCAAAGCATCTGAGACTGCGGTTTTGTTGAACCGGTAGGTGTTACCGATCTTGATATACGTGGCCTTTGGGATATGTCCCTGCCGTACCCACGCACGTATCGTTGAGATAGACACAGCGAAGTGCTTCGCTAAATCCTCTATCTGCACAAATGGTTCTGTCATTATTTCTTCCTCACAGAGATTACGTATTCAGTGTCGATGTTCAAACCCTTGGGCATCACATCGGGGTTCTCTTCCAAGAACTGTTTGACGTTGGTCTGGTTCAAACGACGGTCTAGGAACTCGGGCATGTCGTGCTCTTTGATGAACCCGTACATAGACTCCCAATCTCCAGTCCAATATTTCGTTTTAGTAGACCTGAAAAACAGACCCTCGGCAGTGCGGACGCTTTCGACATTGTGAGAGTCACAGTAATCTAGTAACGCACGTTTTAGAATTTCCTGTTGGCGTACCAACTCTCCATCCTTTTCCTTGAAGTCTGCGGACAACGCTGCTCTTTCTGACCTGATCTTGATGTAGGCCTTGGTGAGTTTGTCCGCAGGGACGTTGGATGTATCATCCATATTCGCTCTCCTACTCTAGTTAGAGTTACACTTTAGTAGTGTATGGTGTGTTAGTCAAGTAATTCTTTGTAGAGGTCAATCATTTTTGTGTGGACGTTGATTCTATTATCTAACAGTGAGTAAATGCGCTTTTCCGCAGGGGAACCTTGCAGCTGTACAACAGTGCACGGGTGCTTTTGCCCAGAGCGGTGCACACGAGCGTTTGCTTGCGCGTATATTTCCAACGACGGGGTCGGTCCCCACCAAACCACAGTGTTAGCTGCTGTTAACGTGACACCATGTGCAGCAGACTGCGGTTGGATTACCAGCACCTTGGGGTCGTCGGCGGTCTGGAACCGTTTGAATATGTCTGTACGTTTGGCTACTGGCACATCACCACGAATAACCTCAGTGGTAAGCCCATCCTTACGTAGCTTGTCCACCAGTATGTCGATGGTGTGTTTGAACGGCACAAATATAAGAACCTTTTGGCTGCTCTCGTCGATGACTTCCTTCAGCACTTTGTACCGATGCTTGATGTCAAACTCGAGCGTGTCCCCGTCGTCCGTATATACGGCACCCGCAGAAATCTGCAGTAGCTTGTTGATGATTACCGCAGAGTTCACAGCAGACACTTCGTCTTCACCGATGGTCATCATGTGGTTCTTCTTGAGTTTGTCGTAGTATAGCTGCTGCTGACGTGTCAGCTCCACCTTACGTTTGACGTAGGTCATATCAGGCAAGTCGAGGCACTCTTCTTTGGTGAATCGTATAGCTGGCTGTAACACCTTAAACACAAGGTCAGACGCCTCGGGTTTAATCATCCACCTAAACTGCGTGACCTTACGCATGACCATGTCTCGGAACGAACCAAAGAACCGTGGTACTGAGTTGGGGTCGACTAACTTAGCTAACCCGTAAGCATCGAGCGGTGACTGTGCAGCGGGAGTACCCGTCATCATCCACAGCCACGTGTCATCATTCACCAGTTTATTCATAGTCTTCCAGCGTTTTGACTGAGCGTTCTTGTAGTGAGTTGCCTCGTCCACAATGATTAGGTCGAACCCACCTGCAACGATTTCATCGAACACAATGTCGATACCGTCATAGTTGATGATGGCGAAGTCAGCCCCTTGCTCGATCAGCTTCTTACGCTTTTTCGGTGTACCGTATATGATGTCCACACTACGGTGCGGAGCAAAGGTGAATAGGTCTTCACGCCATGCAGAGTCCATGATGGACAGTGGGCACACAACCAACACTCGATTGATCTTGCCTTGCTTCAGCAGGT